AGACATTGGGCAGAAGAAGTCATAGAGGAATGTGCAGCATTCCCTCATGGAGAGCACGATGATTATGTAGACAGCACGACACAAGCTATGTTAAGATACCGACAAGGTTCGTTTATAACTACTTATTCTGACGAGGATGAGCTAGAGCGTTATAAGCAACGTAAATATATATATTATTAGGAGAACAGACATGTCAAAAAAATCAAGAAGACGAAATAGGATGTTAGCTGCTATGGTAGGATTAGCGGGTGCATCTAAATTAGGTTTGTTATCTAAATCACCTATAGGAAAATCAGGTGTTTATGAAACAGCCGCAAAAGCTAGAAAAGCTGGTATGAAAGCTAAACCTCTTCCTTTAGTGAGAGCAAAAGAAGCAGTAACTAAAAAAGCAGTGCCAATAGGAAACCTTAAATCTATAGTAAGAAGACCAGATGGATCAATTCAAAAAGGCACAGAAATATTTAAAGATAAGGCAGCTTATACTGAAGCATTGAGAAAAAAAAGAGCAAAAACAATTCCAGTGACAAGAGAAGGTATAAGTAAAAAAACGCCTGGTATCTTTGGTTTCAGATTTAAAGAACCTTTTTTAAGTAAAGGAAAAATGGTAAAAGCTCGTGGCGGTGGAATGGCTATGAGAATGAAACCTACTAAACTTTACTAATGGCTGAAATCGAAAAAGCAATTGTTGAGGAGAATGAAACTCCTGAGACAGAAGAAGTTGATGTTGAGCTAGAAACAGAAGAAACTCCATCAATTTCTGATGTAGCAGATGCAGTGGATGATTTTTTTAAAAACATCGCTGAAGATATGTCTGATGAAGTTCTTAAGAGAATTTCTAACAGATTGCTTGACGATTATAAAAAAGATAGAGTCTCCAGAAAAGATTGGGAGACAAGTTATACAAACAACTTAGACTTACTAGGTTTAAATCAAAGAGAGATGACAAGACCTTTTAGAGGGTCTGCGAGTGTAACACATCCATTGTTGTCTGAAGCAGTTACACAATTTCAAGCTCAGGCATATAAAGAACTTTTACCATCACAAGGTCCTGTTAGAACTAGAGTGCTTGGTATGGAAGATGATGCTAAAATAAATCAAGCACAAAGAGTCCAAGATTTCATGAACTACATGATCACTGAAAAGATGGAGGAGTATACTCCAGAGTTTGATCAATTATTATTTTACTTAGCTTTAGCAGGCTCCGCATTTAAAAAAGTTTATTATGATGAAGTAATGCAAAGAGCTGTATCAAAGTTTATTCCTGCAGAGGATTTAGTTGTTCCATATTATGCTACAGATTTAATGGAATGTGAAAGAATTACCCACGTTATTAAAATGGGTGAGAATGAAATATTAAAAAAACAAGAAGCAGGATTTTACAGAGACGTAGAATTAAAACCAAGTTCTAAGGGTCCAACAGATATTGAAAAAAAATATCAAGAGTTAGAAGGAATTACACCTTCAGCTGACAAACAGTATTCATATTCTATTTTAGAAATGCATGTCGATTGTAATTTAGAAGAGTTTGAAATGCAAAATCCAGAGAAACAAGTAAAAATTCCTTACATTATCACAATTGATGAAGGCTCAGGTGAGGTATTATCCATATATCGAAACTATGACCCTGATGATGATGTCAAAAAAAGAAAAGAATACTTTGTGCATTTTAAATTTTTACCAGGATTAGGGTTTTATGGGTTTGGTTTAACTCATATGATAGGTGGATTAAGTAGATCTGCTACTCAATCGTTAAGGCAATTACTAGATGCAGGGACATTATCTAATTTACCAGCTGGATTTAAGTCTAGAGGTATACGTATTCGTGATGATGACCAGCCTTTTCAACCGGGAGAGTTTAGAGATGTGGATGCTCCGGGAGGAAATATCAAAGATCAGTTTCAAATTTTACCATTCAAAGAGCCATCAGCCACATTATATCAATTAATGGGCTTTGTTGTCGATGCAGGACAGAAATTTGCAGCAATAACTAACATGGATGTTGGTAATGACATGCAAAATAGAGCTGTTGGCACGACTGTTTCGTTAATGGAGCGAGGTTCGAGGGTCATGAGTGCTATACACAAGAGATGTTACTACTCAATGAGAAGAGAATTTAGGCTTTTATCAAAAGTTTTTGCAACATATCTACCTCCAATCTACCCATATTCAGTTTATGGTGCTGATCAAGCAGTAAAACAGACAGATTTTGATGATAGAGTTGATGTAATACCAGTTGCAGATCCAAATATCATGAGTATGACACAAAGAGTTACATTAGCTAACGAAAATTTAAAAATTGCTATGTCAAATCCCTTAATGCACAACTTAAGAGAGGCATATCGAAGAGTTTATGAGGCATTAGGCACTCAAGATATAGATCAAATATTAAAACCTATGGAAAGACCAGTGCCAAAGGATCCTGCAACAGAAAATATGGATGTTTTAATTATGAAACCGTTAAAAGCTTTTCCAGAACAGGATCATGATGCACATATAAATGCACATAGAGCGTTTATGTCTACAAGGATGGTTCAAATAAATCCACAAGTTTACACAGCTTTACAGGCACACATATCAGAGCACGTTTCTCTTAAGGCTCAAGGAGAAGTTGGGGCAACAATAGCAAATGATCCAAATATGACTGCTATGTTAGCAGCTGATCCACAAGGAGCACAAATTCAAATCAATGCAATGGTAGCTCAAAGGATAGCTACTTTAACTATGGAACTTGCACAGAGCGAATCTATGGGTCAAAAACAAGATCCACTTGTAGTGTTAAAACAAAGAGAATTAGATATCAAAGCGTTAGATCTACAAAGAAAAGCAGATCAAGATATGATGTCTAATGAGATAAGAGAAAATGAAATAGATGAAAAATTAGATATAGAAAAAATGAAATTAGAAAATAATGAGGATCAAGCAGCTGAAAGAATTAGAATAGCTGATGAAAAATTAGAGATAGCAAGAAAGAAGGCTAAATAATGGCAGACCCAGTTAAAGGAACAGGTAAAAAACCAAAAGGTTCAGGTAGAAGATTATACACAGACGAAAATCCAAGAGATACTGTAAAAATAAAATTTGCTACACCAAGTGATGCTAGAGCTACAGTTAAAAAAGTTGTTAATGTAAATAAGCCATTTGCAAGAAAAATACAAATTTTAACTGTGATGGAACAACGTGCTAAGGTTATGAAAAAAAATGAAGTAGTAAAAATAGCAAAAGCAGGAAAAAATAAAATTAGAAAGATGTTTGGATAATGCCTCTTACAGCTAAAGGAAAAAAACTTAAGAAGAAATTTAGAGAACAATATGGTGATAAAAAAGGTGACTCTATTTTTTATGCCATGGAAAATTCTGGTAAATTAAAAAAAGTAATAAAAGCTAGAGGTGGAAAAGATGCGTCTCAAGCGGATTTTGGTGGTGGCAGTAAATCAGGCGGCAACGGAAGAGACCCATCAAAACAGTATACAACTAAAACAAATTTATCTCCACAACAAAGAGAGACACTACAAAAACAACAAAAAATAGCGAGAGGAAAAATTAGTCCATCAACAACAGCACTTGGAAAAACAATAACTTACGGTTCAGCTTTAGCTTTTGGTGTTCCAACTGGATTAACTAAAAGAGCAATTGATTATTCCCCTTTAGCTTTTGGTGTACCAGGATTAACTAAATCGAAAACAAAAAATAAAACAACTAAAGATGGTAATGGAGGACAACGATTTCAAAAAGCCGTAACACCCATTGAAGCAACTAAACCTGTAGATACAAGTTTAGTAAATGAAACAGATAATTTTTTTAAATTTAGAGCTTATAAAGTAGGTGGCTTATCAGGTGGAGTTAGTTATGGTCCACCACCAAAAAGAGGTCCTAATTCACAAGTGCCTCCAATAAAACTGAAAAAAGGAGGAAAAAGATAATGTGGTTATCAGCTATAAAACTAGCATTAAATGCTGGAAGTAAAATTTACGCAAATAGACAAAAAACTAAAATGGCCATGTCAGAGGCACAACTTCTGCATGCAGACCGTATGGCTCGAGGAGAAGAAGCTTACCAAGGTAAACTTTTAGAGGCGAGACAATCAGATTGGAAAGACGAGGCCGTTTTAATAATTCTTTCAACGCCCGTAGCTATTTTAGCCTGGGCGGTTGTATCGGACGATCCAACTGCAATGGATAAGGTGAAACTATTTTTTGAGATGTTTTCGCAGCTCCCGTCATGGTTTACAAACCTTTGGATCCTTGTCGTGGCGAGCATCTACGGTATCAAGGGCACTCAAATATTCAGAAATGGTAAAAAATAATGTGGAAATTTATTAAAAAATTAATAAACAAATTTATATTCACAAAAGAGCAGGAAAAAATTCAAAAAAGAATAGATTATTCTAAGATGAATTTGGGCGATTTGAAAAAACTTAAGGCTCAAGGTAAGATAAAAGACATATATCCACCCTATATTTAGTTATTGCAATTTATTTTTTTCCATATATAGATTCGTTATGGATCTTAAATTAGCCTTAATTCAAGCATTAGAGGATAAATACAATGCTCAGATTTCCAGTGCAGACGCTACAATAAAAATATACCTGACTAATTCAGTCGGAATTGGAGAGCATCCCCAACATTTAGAAGAAATGGATAAACTACTACAACAGATAGTAGATGCGGAGGAAAAAATAAAAGCACTACAACCTTTTAAATTATGATTGAAGGTGACAGTAAAGAGTATGAAATAATTAGAGAAGCGTGCCAATCTTTAAGAGGTGATGATTTTTTTACAGCTGAAATCGGTGTTAGACGAGGGTTAGGATCAAAATTAATTTTAGATGAATTAATTTTTAAAAAACACTGGCACATTGGAATCGATCCGTATGGTAATTTAAATTATCAACATTATGATAATAAAAAATCTACGACCGCTGATTACACTAATGATATGAAGCATCAATTAATTAAAGATTTAGATTATAAAAATTTTTCATTATTCCAAATGGAAGATGATGAATTTATGCAAAGGTTTGCTGACGGAGTCCCTATTTACAGAGATCGAAAAGAATTAAGAAATAAATACGATTTAGTTCATTTTGATGGTCCACATAAAACTACTGATGTAGTTAAAGAATCAATTTTTTTTGCAGAGAGATCTCACTCAGGAACTGTTTTTATTTTTGATGATTATCCAAAATATGATATGCAATCAATATTAAATATAATAGTGAACCAATACGAATTTGGTTTACTTAAACAAGGAAAAAACAAAATATCATTAAAAAGAAATTAAATGTTTGATTTTCGGACAATAGAAGCAATCAAAACCACAATATTGAAACAAATAGATAGTGTTAAACAGCATATATGCTATGGGGTTGAAACTGAATCTCAATTAATGTATGCTAGGGGCAGACTCAGCGGATTAGAAACGCTGCTTCAGGATATTAAAAACCTGCATAAGGAGAATGACGATGGTACAATTGATAAAACCTAAACTTACAAATTTTGGAAAAGACCAAAAAAAAGAAGAAGAGGTTAAATCACAAATCCCAACAGATCCAAAAGGCATCAAAGAATATCTTGAAATCATACCTAATCCAGTCGGATACCGAATGCTTGTTAGACCTTGGTCTGGTAAAGCAAAAACAAAAGGTGGCTTATTAATAACAGATGAAACTCAAGATAAGATTCAAATGACTACTGTCGTTGGGTTAGTTGTTAAATTAGGAGACCTTTGTTATCAAGATAAAGATAAATTTCCGAATGGTGCATGGTGTAGAGAAGGAGAGTTTGTTATTTACGGCAGATACTCTGGATCAAGATTTCAAACTAAATACGGAGAACACCGTATTCTCAATGATGACGAAATAATAGGAACTATAGGAAAGCCAGAAGATATTCTCCATTTGTTTTAAAGGAGGATAAACATGGCAGAAGTAAAAGACTATAGTGCAGAAGCATTATTAGCCAAAGAAAAAGAAGTCGAACTCGATACTGATGACGTTAAAGAAGAAAATGTTGAAGTAAAAGAGGTCGAAAAAAAAGAAAAAGAACCCAACTTAAATGTTGGAGAAGTTGACCTAGGATATACAGGTCATGAAAAACCTTCTGATGAAAAAAAGGAACAACCTAAAATAGAGATAGCTGAAGAGGTTAAAGAAGAGGTTATCGAAGAAAAGAAAGTTGAACCTAAATCAGAAAAAGAAAAACCAAACCTACAAGACTCAAGAAGAGATTATCAGAAACGTATTGATAAACTTGTCTTTCAAAAGAAAGAAGCTGAAAGAAGAGAAAAAGCAGCTCTTGATTTTGCACAAGGTTTGCAAAAGAAATTTGACACTAATCTTAGAAAGTTAAACACTACTGATGAACAGTATCTTAAGGAACTAGATGCTAGAGTAGATGCTCAAAGAGAACAGGTCAAAGTAGCTCTTCAACAAGCTATCGAAAAACAGGATGCTTCTAAAATGATGGAGGCGAATGATAAGTTAACTCAATTAGCTGTAGAGAAAGAAAAAGCTAGATTAGAGATAGCTAATCGAGAAGAAAAAAAGAAACTTGCGGAAGAAAACAAACAACAAAAAAACGTACAGGCTGATACCTCAAACAGCGGAAAATCAGAATCTATGCCACAAATTACTCCCAAAGCTAAGAAGTGGGCCGAGGAGAACTCATGGTTTGGAACTGATGAAGTCATGACTAATGCTGCTATTACTATTCATAACAATATTTCTCAAGAGGGTATTGAAGTAGATAGTGATGAGTATTATAATGAAGTTAATTCAAGACTAAGGAAATATTTTCCTGATAGTTTTGATGCTGCTAAAGACGAGCCAAAAAAAGAAACTACCAAACCCGTCCAAACGGTAGCTTCGGCTGGTCGTAGCCAACAAGGACGCAGAACTGTGAAACTCACAAAATCACAGGTAGCAATAGCTAAACGATTAAATGTGCCACTAGAGGAATACGCTAGATACGTGAAGGAGGATAAATAAATGAGTACAATTAAGAGAACTTCACGGGAGTCGGAAAACAAAGCTTCAAAAGAAGCTAAGAAAACCTGGACTCCACCATCCAGTTTGGATGCACCACCTGCACCGAACGGGTACGCACACAGATGGATACGTACAACCGTTCAAGGTTTTGAAGATACAGCTAATGTATCTAAAAAATTAAGGGAAGGATGGGAGTTTGTTAAAGTCGATCAAATTAAAGAAGAGATTGGCGAAAACAAATATCCTTTCTATACTGAAGGAAGATACGAGGGGTGTATAGGGATTGGAGGCCTTGTGCTGGCAAGGATACCAGAGGAGATATTAGTGTCCCGTGCTGAGTATTTTGATAAAATTACTCAAGATAGAATGAACGCTGTGGACAATGATCTTATGAAGGAACAGCACCCAGACATGCCTATCAATATTGATAGACAGTCTAAAGTGACCTTTGGTGGTAGTCGCAAAAAATAATTTTTTTGTTATTGCTGCTGGGTTATTAAAATAAACTGTTAAGGAGAAAATAACTATGGCAAATCAACTAGAAAAGTTTGGTCTAAGACCTTACAGAAAACTAGACGGTACACCATTAGTAGGAGCTCAAAACAGATATAAGATAGCAAGTGGCAGTGCAACTGCTATTTTCCAAGGAGATTTAGTAAGACCATTAACAAATGGTACAGTAACTAGAGCTGCTGGAAACACATCTTATGCTGTTGTGGGTGTTTTTAACGGATGTTTTTATAATGATCCAACAAGTGGGAAGCCTACATTCAGAAACAGTTATCCGGGTGGAATCACACCTACGCAAGGCGATATTACAGCTTTCGTAGTAGATGACCCAGATGCTGTATTCTTAATGAATGCTGATGAGGCTTTTGCACAAGCGGATTTATTTAGAAACTATTCGCTTTCTACGGCAACCGGAAATACAACGACAGGAATATCTGAAGTAATGCTAGACGTAAGTGTTAGCGGAACTGCAGGTACTTTTGCAGTACAAGCAATTGATATATCGCAAGATCCAGAGAATGATGATCTTTCGACATCAAACGCTAATATTCTTGTTAGAATCAACAATCACTTCTACCGTCAAGGTGGAACAGGTCTATAATAGGAGAATAAGATTATGGCAATATCACGAGCACAACTAGTTAAAGAACTAGAGCCAGGTCTGAATGCACTATTCGGACTTGAGTATAACAGATACGAAAATCAACATGCGGAGATTTACGTAACTGAAACATCTGACAGAGCTTTTGAAGAAGAAGTAATGTTAAGTGGTTTCGCTTCTGCACCAACTAAACAAGAAGGTGCTGGAGTAGTGTTTGATCAAGCGGGTGAAACTTTCACAGCAAGATACAATCACGAAACAATCGCTTTAGCATTTGCTATCACTGAGGAAGCAATCGAAGACAATCTATATGACAGATTAGCTGCAAGATACACAAGAGCTCTTGCAAGATCTATGTCAAACACGAAGCAAGTAAAAGCTGCAAACGTGTTAAACCAAGCAGAAGTAACTACTGTTAAAGGTGGTGACGGTGTGTCTTTAATTAACACATCACACCCACTAGCAACTGGTGGTGTATTCTCTAACCGTTTAACTACAGCTGCAGATCTTAACGAAACTTCGTTAGAGCAATCGTTAATCGACATCGCAGGATTTGTAGATGAAAGAGGATTAAGAATCGCTGCTCAAGGTAGAAAAATGATAATTCCAAAAGAATTACAATTTACTGCTGAGAGATTGATGAAGTCTCCTCAAAGAACTTCAACTGCTGATAACGATATCAACGCAATCGCTTCAATGGGAATGGTTCCAGAAGGTTATTCAGTAAATAACTTTTTAACTGACACGGACTCATTCTTCTTATTGACTGACGTACCTAACGGATTAAAACACTTCGTTAGATCGCCAATCAAAACTGCGATTGAAGGTGACTTCGATACTGGAAATGTTAGATTTAAAGCTAGAGAAAGATACTCTTTTGGGTTCTCAGATCCAAGATGTATATTTGGTAACGGAAAATTACCAACTAGCTAATACTAATTAGAAAGTATTAATATTAAAGGGCGGTGCATTAATTTGCACTGCCCTTTTTTTTGTGATACTTAACAACTTAATGAAGAATTTAGATCTACCTAATTGGGGAGTTATAAAAACATCATTACCCACAGAGTTAAATGAAAAACTTTTAAAAGAGGCTTTAGATCTAAAAACCAAACGTGACTGGTCCTCTGGATTATCAGATAAATATCCAAATGTTGTACAACATTATCATTTTGATAAGTATTTAAAAGAACTAGAAGAATTTATTGGCAAAGCAGTAGATTTTTATCAGAAACAATACCCTGGCTATTTAAAAAATATTAAGTTACTAGATAAACCTTTACCCTTGATGTTTGCAAGACCTTGGATTAATTATCAAAAGGAAAATCAATATATTCCTATACATACTCATGATGGTGTTTTATCTTATAGCATTTGGTTAAAAATACCCGTTGAATCTATTTTTGAATTTAGTTATAATAGTATAGTGGGAGATACCATAAGACATAGATTAATATTAGATTATAAAGATGAAGGATCTTTAATTTTATTTCCATCTCAATTAAACCATATGGTATATCCTTTTGTAAAAAGCAAAGAAATTAGAATAGGTATATCAGGAAATATATTATTACATGCTAGTTGAAAAACATATCGAAAGACAAATTAAAAGAAATTGTTTTATTTTATCAGGTAAAATAAATGTAGATTCAAATTACTTTATCAATGCGATAAATGAGGGTGTGAAAACAGAACACAATTTAAATTTCAAAACTAATATCAAAGATAAAATGACATCTTGGAATTATTTTAATCATGATCCTAAGTTTCTTGAATTATTGACAAGATTTATAGATTTAGTGGATGATAATTTTGATCAAGGTACATACAGACTTCAGGAGTCTTGGGGATTTTCAATGGGTTTTGGCGGACTAACAAAATTTCACAATCATGCACCTTCACTATGGTCAGGAGTTTTATATTTGAATGACCATAATCAAACCTTAGATTTTCCAGATTTAAAAGAAAAGATCAAACCATCAGAGGGTAGATTTGTTTTATTTTCTTCTTTTTTAGAGCATGGTTGCGAAAGACATAGAGAAGAAAAAGTCAAATATGGTGTTAGTTTCAATATGTTTTCATATTCTAAGCCATGATCTTTATTATTTAACATTTATTGTGTATAATATAAAAACCTAGAAAAAACTATTTTGTAGACTGGCTAGGCAGACGGTATAGAGACTACAAAATTAACGCTATACAAAGGAGAATATTATGGCAAATACAACATTTGACGGACCGGTCAGATCAAAAAATGGTTTTATTAATTTAGGACCAGCTGCAGTAAAAGCTGTCACTTTAGCAACAGATTTAAATGTTGCTGACCATGCGGGAAGATTAGTAACAATGGACCCTGCAGGGACACCTACTGCAATAACTTTACCTGCAATCGTTTCAACTTCTGATTCTGCTTCTGCAGGACCAGGAAGCGATCCAAATAACGCAAACACAATTGGTACAACTTTTGAAATTCTTTTTATTGATAATTTCACAGGAACTATCAAGACTGCTAGTACAGATGACAAATTTGTTGGTGCTGCTACAGTCGGTATTACTGCGTCAGTAGCCGGTAAACAATTTCAAGTTTCA